CTTTGTATATACAATCAACTGCTGAATCGTCGTAATCATCAAACGCAATTACATCATCAACACATTCTAGTTCTCTGATAATACTTGCTCGTTCTTCCCACGGCATAAATGGGCGACCTTTTTTGCGTTTTAACCATTCATCCGAGTTGAGTCCAACAATTAATATAGATTCTTCATCGTCACCTAATGCCTTTGCGGCTTTAAAGTATGCTATATGTCCCGAATGTAATGGGTCAAAACCACCTGTTACTATTATTGCTTTCATTAAAATAAAATTTGCTTAGTTCCTTGTAACCAAGTTAATACTAATTCTTCACGTTTGGGATAACCATATTTATTAACATTGTCTGTGACACTCTGTGGAAGTAAGTCTTTTTCTGCTAAATCGTACCACGAGGTTGTCCTAGGGTCCATTGGTTCGATATCACTTTTATATGCTATTGCTTTGACCCATTCGTTGTCTTCTTTAAAATATCCATCTTTACAATCAAAACCATTTACTGCTAACATATGAATAAGAGTATCAACAGTGTAATTAAAATATGTGTAACTTGGGTGTGAACAACTCAGTCTGTTATATTTGATATTAACAGTAGTTGGAACTTGTATCGATATCATTCCACTTTCGCTTGTTAGACCCCACCAGTTTTTTAGTGTCTCCATTGGATTGATAGCATATTGAAATGCATCGTGACACCATATTAAATCAAATTGTCTTTTGCTAAATGTTTTTTCAAAATCATGATTTAAGAAAGAGATATTCTTTGCACCTTGAGGTAGAAATTTATCTTGTATATCAACACCATAACAATCAATATCGTAATATACTTTGTTGTTGTTATCGTCTAACAAGTGTGCGTTTGACCACCATACAACATCTTTACCATGTTTACCACAACCCATATCTACCATAGACTCAATACTTCCCATAAACTCTTCATAGTTGTTTAGTAAGTTTAAAGTTTCTAAACTGTGTTGGTGACTGTCTTCTGCGTTTGAAAAACTCATTTGTTGATTAATTTTATTAGTAGACTATTTTTAGTCATTGGATGTTCTCTTTCGTATGTGCTTAACAGCATCATATTGTTACTTATCCTTGGCCATAATTCTTTTCTTAGAATATTTAAATCATCTATAGTATATTTTTTGCAGATTCTTTTAATCTCATTTAAAAGTTGAATTCTACGTTCGTCTTCATTGATTATATTGTCGTAACTGTGATCCACAATATCGTCAAACACATCAAATCCCATATCTCTTACAGTTTGAACAGTACCTGGAATTGCATTCCATAATGGCAATTGTCTGTAAGCAAATGCTTTAAATGTTTTTTCGGTAATAAACATTTGTGTCCAACTATCATCATCTGACTGCGAACTTGTTTCCGATACAATATTAAAAAAACATTTGAAAAATCTTTCATCAGTATGAAAATGCTGTTTACGATCATCTTCAATTTCGCCATCCACTGTAATAGGCAATGTATAAGGATGCATTATATTTTTATAAACAGGCAAATCGTTTGCCCATCTATTTGGTTGTGTTGCACAACTAATTAAATTGCTGTTTGTTCCAAATGTATCCAACAACATTCTTGTAAATTTTAATCTACTAACAGATATTCTACGTTGTAAAGAAATAAAGTGTCTATCTATGACTAAGTCTTTCCAATCTATTTTTAAATTGTTAACGTGAGATAAGAACCTACAATGTGCTACCATATGTGTAGGAAAAGTTTCAAACTTATAATCCAAAGACTCATTAACTACAACATTAAAAAGTACTTTGACTTCTAAATTAGGATAAAAATTTTGTATATCGGCAACCATACCGTTCATTGTATCTGTTCCAATACCTTCGTTGGTACAATCAAAAATAATTGTATCGTTTAGTGTGATATTTTCTTCGGCAAGTTGTGATTGGAATAGTTCTAAAAAGTTTCCTTGTCTGATAATTTCAAAGTCGTTGTTCCATGCGTTATATACAAGTACTCGATTGAAATATCCGAATCTAGGAATAGGAACCATTACAGTGTAATATCCTCCATACCAGCAGTACGTAATTTAACAATGTGTCCAAGTTGCCATTGTTTGGTATCTAACCCTTTCATAATACCTAACCATTTGTTACGCAACAGTGCTACCTCATTAATTAATATTTCCATATCAACTACTTCATCCTCGCCGTCAACATATTTTTCTACATCTCTGCTAGATAGACTACGTTGATAGTTTTCTAAATATGCTTTAAAGTGTTTACGCCTTATACGTCTTAGTTCGATATTTAAGTATTCGAGTACTGCTTCTATTTCTTGTAGTTGATGAAAACGATGCTCTGTTACACCAGGTAGTTCTTTGATGTTTGTTTCTACGTGGCCGTGAACAACAACATCTGTTCTTGCATTAGCAAGTTCTTTTTCGTAATAACTTATAAAATTAGGCAGTTGTCCTAAACTACTTGTTACTTTGTTATACCACATAAAATTCCTATGCGATTGGGATGTTAATCATCCCAATCGTATTCTTCTTCGTACTCGTCTTCTTCTTCGTCTACTTCAACTTCATCTGAATAGTCAGTACACACTTTTTTGATTTCTTCATTAGTAGTAGCATCTGCAATCTCTTCTGCATCATAGCCGTGTTCTACTAACTTAGCAACAAAATCTTCTAAAGCATCCTTGTGATCAGGAATATGCTCTAGCATCACTTCCATGATTTCTAAATGTAAATCAAGACTCATCTAATTCCTCCATAACTTCATCATTAATATCGTTTTCAACGATGTCGCTATTTATATCTTCAATGATTTCTTCTTCTTGTACAGGTGCTGGTTCTTCGTAATTGGACATATCTTCCATAACAATGTCTAAACATCCATCATCATTACGTTCCCAAGCCTTACGGAATTGTAGGATTTCTTCACCTGTTGATTTAACTACATACTGTAATCTGTTACCAGACTTCTTAAGTAGTCCTTGCTTTTCTGCTAAGTCTACAAGTCCACTGTATGGATTCATTCCAGTCTCGTATGGAATTTTAACTTGTACTGCTTCAAACGGTTTAGCATATCTTGTTTTCATTACTTTACAAGCCGCTCTAATACCTTTTACTTCTGTAGTTTTATTACCTTCTTCATCTTCTTTTAATTTGAGTTTACGCATTGCTACAACAATTGACGAAGCATAGATAAATCCTTGTCCACCTGAGATTTTGTCATCTGGATCAAACATATCTTGTGATGCGTATGTGTGATTAGTAGCAACAATACCTACATTGTAAGCACCAATCATGTTTACAGTATTACGTACAAGTGCTGTAAGGGCCTTTGGTTTACGTCCCAAGTCACCTTTTAGATCACCCTTGTCGAATTGATCAACATCTGTTGGTGTTAACAACATACCTAATGAGTCAATCACAAACAATACTTTTGGTCTTTCTTCATCCGGTAATGCTTTGTAATCTTTCATAAACTCTGAGATTGTTTTAGCAACATCATCAATCATTGCCATTGATAGTTTTAGTAATTTGTCTTCTGATGTGTCTACATTTAATGCGTGTAACCATTGTTCATCTAACGCATTTTCTGAGTCAATTAACACAACAAATATACCTTGCTCTTGTGCCGCTTTTACAATGTTAGCACTGGCAAAATATGATTTACCTGCACCGGATTCGCCAGCAAACACAGTTACTTTACCAAGTGGAACACCTTTGTGGAAATCACCACTAATTAGGTAGTTGAGAGCATAGTTGCCCGTTGAAACCCAATCAGTTGGATCATTAAAACCGATACTAAGTCCATCAATGGATTTAGTAATATTCTTTCTAAACTTACTTACGTCAAATGGTTTTGCCATAATATTACATCCTTGTTTATTTTAATTCTTCAATACGTTTTATATTTCGTATACTCTCTTGCCTAGTTAGAAATTCATCTAACTCAATATCATTACTGTCACCTTTACCAATATCTTTTAAATTCCCTTTATACTTTTTTGTAATCCAGTTATTTTTATATATACTCAAACATTCCGGTTTAGTTAAAGCAGAATATCCATGTCCTATATCTTTTAATTTAGCATAATTTATAATGTCGTCTAAATTATTAATATTCAGCACACTCAGTGTAGTCCAGAAGTCTAGACTTAAATTCTTATATGTATCTCTTAGCCTTATATATCGTTCTACTGTAGACCGGTAATCTTTCCATTTAATTGGCCACCTAGCATAATCATGATAGTTGTCAGTTCCATCTAAACTTAATGTGACGTTGACTTTGACCTCTTTCTTAAGAATTTCTTCAAAGTTTTTTATTATGTCACTTCCGTTGGTGTTAATACGTATAGATACTATGTTAGATGGAAGATTGTTTAATATGTCTCTATAGTTTTTACTAAATGTAGGTTCTCCTCCATTTATATCTAATTGTAATATTCTATCTTGCGGTATTTGTTTGAACATATTGTAATTGTCATTTACAAAAACACTTCCTTGCAATTTACTTATTTTTGTACTTAATTCTGCAGAACAAGACATACAAGCACTGTTACAGTAACTATCCAGGGTTCCACCTACTATTAAATAGTCATCTTTGATTGCTTTTAATTCTTTGTGCTTTTCGATTGAATGTTGTCTTATGCTTATCTCTTTATTGTTTTCACTAGTTTGGCATCTAACACATTCATTTGGCCAAATGTTTTTATCGAATGTATCTTTTAATTGTTGTGCCCAGTCATTTATTTCCTGTAGACTAGTAAATTTACGTCCATTTGTCATGTGTCCACACAGTCCGTAAGTTCCGTTAGAGTTAACACGTCTAAAATGATCTAATCTAGGGCAATACATCTATAATATCTTTTGTATACGTTACTGTTTCACGATACAGATCATTGTAATTTGTTTTTAGTGTTTCAAAGATTTCAGTAAATGATGTTACTTGATTCATAAAATTTTCGTACAAAACACTATCTAATTGTAAGTAATACAACAAGTCACTGTTGTTCTTAAAGTGTTTATCTAAGTTATTTTTTTGTACGTTTTTTCTAATATCCGTTAATTCACTTATTGCAGAAACATCTAATATTTTAAGATTGGCATTTGTAAATCTACTTAGATTTATAATCCAAAATAATTGCGGTGCAAAGTGTTTGTTAAAAAAATGTATGTCGTTGACAATTTTAATTACTGTATCTCGGTCGAAATTGTTATGTGTTATATAACTTTCTACTCCTGATAAAAATCTACTATATGGATCTCTAATATAAACATTTATCCGAGTGAGATCTTTAATTTCATCTTTGGATAAAACCTTCCTAGTAATTTTTGAAAGAGTTACAGTCGCATTCTTATATATTGGGTAAACAAAATTACCGTTATATAATTCTATAACTTTAATATCATTAGTAAAAAGTTTTCTATTTAAAACCGAAATCATTTTTCATTATTACTAACAAAATATAAAACGGTCGAAATCATTACTATATTGCTTATTACAAATATCTCTAATATTCCAAACATAACATCTCCCTTATTGTAACGAAGACTCTATACCAGAAACACAAAGGTCAAGGCTGGTATAGAGAAAACGTCAGAACAAACTATTATGCGTTTTGCCTTGCTCTAATTTGGGCTAGGATATCTTCTGCCTTACTTGCTCCA